ATGGCTTATTATAGCGTCGAGAAACGCGTTAGAGCTGATGGAACAGCAAGATATAAATGTACTGTTGGAATGAAAGAAAATGGGAGATACATACACAGAGAAAGCAAAACCTTTACTAAATTATCCATTGCTAAATCTTGGGGTATAAGGCGTGTTTCTGAATTAGAGCAACAAGGCTTACCAAAACAAAGCGCACCTACAAAAATAAAAATATCTGAATTAATTCAAATGTATTTAGATGAACCTGGCTTAGGAGGTAAGGCAGGGGTAACTAAACGTTTTGTGATTAGTTCTTTGTTAAATTCATCATTTGCTGACTTTTATTTATCTAAGCTTACTGTTAACGATATTATTGAACATTGCAAATTAAGAAGGGCATCAGGTACTGGTCCCAACACTGTTTCACAGGATGTTAGTTATTTAGCGGTTGTATTAGACTCAGCTAAAGCGGTTTTTGATATTGATTACACAGCAAATCCAGCTAGAGAAGCTAAGCCTATTTTAAATAAAATGGGATTGATTGCTAAATCAAATGTTAGAAGCCGTAGACCAACAAAAGACGAGATCCAGTCAATGTTAGATGCCTTGGCAGAGAGGGAAAGTAGAAAAAACAATATTATTCCATACAGGGATATTTTTATGTTTTCTATACTTTCATGTATGCGAATAGGTGAAGTCTGTAAGATTTTATGGACTGATGTCGATTATGCTAGTCGTTCGGTTTTAGTTAGAGATAGAAAGGATCCAAGAAAAAAAATCGGCAATCACATGGTGGTGCCTTTACTTGGTGAAGCTTGGGAAATTTTGAGCCGACAAAGCAAAACTAATGATAGGATTTTTCCATATAATTCTCAGTCTGTATCTAAAGGTGTTCACAAGGTTAGGGATAAACTGGAAATTATTGACTTCCGATATCACGACCTTAGACGTGAAGGCGCTAGTCGTTTATTTGAGGCAGGATTTAGTATAGAGGAAGTAGCACAAGTCACAGGACATAAGTCACTTACAACCCTCTGGCAAGTTTACACTGAATTGTTCCCCCAAACGTTACATGACAAATATAACATGCTCACTAATAAATAAATTCAGCCTTATGATTTACATCTATTCTCATTCTCTTATTGTAGGATAGATGTAACCCACAACAAAGAATATTAAAAATGAGAATGACCTCACGTAAAAAAGAGATAATGGAACTATTTGAGCCAGACAATCTTGAATGGGTAGCAGGTGAAATTGGCCCCCCTCCTTTCGACGTTTCAGGAGTGGCTTATATGCTTAAAGGAATGGATTCTTTTGACAAGAAAAGTATTCTCGAATCTACTCGCAGAACATTAGATAGCATGGTAAAAGATGGCTTGTTAGAAAAGGTATTCAGTTATGAGAGACGGCAAAATAAACACCAGGGCTCAAGTAGCTCCCCTGGTGTTCGCTGTATCGTTAGTCGGTACGGCTTGCGTGGTAAGTGTCACCTTGTGAGATATGAAAATGACGGAGAGGACTTTATTGAAGGTGAATGTGTTAAGATTGATTAATCCAAACAGACCATCTCAAAAGACACAAAGAACTTATAATATTACGGCCACTAGATAACGTTCATTTCTCAAATGATAAGTTTGTAATAATAAAAAATCTTATATCAATACTAATATTTATCAGTAGCCCAATAGCCATTTGAATTTAAAATACAACACCATGTCATTTTCCTCTAACCTTCGTTCCCCTTCATATTCTTCTAGCACATACAGATGTAGTGTATGCCTACCATATAAAAAGTTTTATTTTAATAGATAAAAAAATATTTTTATCTATAATAGAATAGCCTTGTAACTCTTTGCTTTATAAAAGCTAATTACAAATTATCTATAACGGAGATAAAAAATCATGGGTACGCTAGATTTCATCATCGGGCATAAAATAAAACAAAAAAGGACGGAGCTAAAATTAACAGGTAAACAAATGAGCAACAAGCTCGGAATAAGCCAACAACATTACTCTCGGTTAGAAAATGGAGGTGCGAAAATTACCGTTGAACATTTATTCTCTATCGCATTTATTTTAGGAGTCAAACCTCAAGAACTATTACCTAATTATAATTTTTCAAATGAAAAAGAGATAATTAAAGCAAAACAATCATTATCAGCAGAAACCATTCTGCCAATAAGGAAAAATAAAATATGAATCCCATAATTACAGGAAAATATTGTTTTTTTATTTTGATTAAAAACAATGTGAGCAATTGAGTACATAAAAAGGAATTCGTTGCTCTACATACAAAATACAACTATAACCTTTTGGAAAACACTATTTCTGCTGTCTTATTGGTATCCTGATTATTAAAGTAATACGTCATTCTCACCTAGCCCGAATTGTGCTTTCATCTCCTCTTCTTTTTGCCTGCGCTCCTCTTCCGCTTTCTGCGCTTCTTCCATCTCACGCATTCTCACGTTATAGATTGATTGCTCTGGCATTTGTACACGTACGGAAATAAAACGACCATCAGGGATATCAATTGGGTCACCGTCATTGAAGCCGTCAATATCATTGTTGGCAAACTCAGGTGCGTTAGGGTGAGTGCGATGATACGTTTTAACGAGAATAGAGCCGTCTTTGTTGATTTTAGAGTTAACCCAAATAAGTGGCTGTTTATTTACATCGAGTGGAATTTCAATACCGCCATCGACACCGCCCCAACCTGCGTCTGAGTTAAAACCTAGTACACCCTCGATAAGATACTCGCCTTTTGCTACTCGAGTAACAGTAGCGCCTTCTGATTCGTCGTTAGTTGTGAATGTGCCATCGGGATTGATGTCGATGATTGGAGAGGCGCGTTTAATAAAACCGTTACTGTCTACCGTTGTATTATTTGAACTCCATACTGTACGCCATGGTGTTGTTGTATCTACGATGGAATCTGACAAACTAAATCTTACTTGTAAATCACCGATAGTATTTACAAATAGCATCGCTCGTCTGTTTTGTTGGTATGTGGATTGGAATCCAGCGCCATTTGATGAAAAACCCGCAACACCGCCTGACGCTACACCATAAAAGCAAGACACCCCAGATGGCTCTCTAAGCCCTGCCATACCAATCCCATAATCACCAACACCCATCAGTGCCCTATTTCCTAGTTTCGGATCTGGAAATGTATAAATACAGTTAGTGGCACCTTCCCGTTTAACATAAATATCAGGATTCCCACGCCCCAAAGATATCCATGCCGCATTACTCTCATTGTTATTTACAACCCCGATGGCGCTACTTAAGCGCAATTCACCTTCAGCACGTTGAATGCCGCCTTTCTTAGTATCTAGCTTATTCGCAATATCTCCCTGCATCTTTTTAATACTATCAAGCGTGACAATTTCGCCATTTGGCATCTCAATTTTTGTTTGCCCCGTTTGAGTCATCCATGTGTTCATTGCATCAAGGAAATACTCAACATAACTATTAATAGCGACCATTGTTCTTGCTGCATCACTATTATTATCTGGCTCAGTAATATGAATTGAGAATGTTGTATTAGTTGCTGTTACTAATGCGGGTTGTGCTAATACTAATTCAGTATCGGAATTAACGGATTTAATCATATACGGAATATTAGTATTTCCCGATTTAATTAAAATAGTCATTCCGATATTAATAGCTAGATTATTATTTTTAAATTTAGTGCCAGTGCCTTTGACAATAGCAGACCCTGACACTGTGTTAACAGTGCCTGTTGTGTATATCATAATTGATTTATTCCATGGTTTAATTAAAAAATAACATCTTGATTATCTGGAAATACGATTATTCTGGCTCGCATAATAAAACGTGTCGTTTGATTGTCGAGTCGAGGGATTTTTATGCCGATGCTGGCAACACCTTCACCTGGACTTAATTCCAACACAAACTCATTTACAGCATAAAAATCAGGCGTTGCTAACCCCTCCATGTTGTAGGTGTTAGGTTTGGGCTGAATGATCCCATCAATATAGATATCGGCTTCTCCTCCATTATAACCGAAGCCGGGTGCGCGGTATGCAAATGCAGCTCTGTTCTCTACCCTGACACCATTATTTGGTATTCTTTCGTATGGATTTAATGCGCCTTGCACCCATATAAAACACTTTTGAGTTCTTCGTTTAACTTTAAATAATTCAACAATTTCACTATGAGGGAAAGAGAGACTACGATAAACATCTTGAGTAACTGTAACTATATTCCCTTCTAAGTTCTCAACATTTAACGTTCCGAGTATTTCACAACTCTTCTCAATAACAACATTTTTTAAACGTCCAGAAGTTGCCTCTATTTCTCCTCTTGCTTTTATATTCTGAAACTCAGCAAACCCATTTTTATTAATTATCCAACCTGATTTTCCCATCACATAATTATTTGATTGAATAACATTCCCTATTTTTGCGTTTGTAATAGAACCATCTTCAATAAATAAATCTCGAATAAACAATTGCCCATTTTTGGCATACATGAATAATTCCATCTTGCCATTTGCTGGGTTATACCAAGCAAAGTTATTCGCGTTATAACCAAAGAATGATTCCAATTTACCATTCTTAACTTGGGCGCTAATCACTTGCCCTGCTGCGTTATATTTAACCTTGTCATGAACAATCGTGATATTAATTGAGTGAGTGACAACACCGTCGCCAGATTGATTGAATGTGGCTTGCATCTTCTCCTGAATCAAACCTTCCTGTTCATTAAACTTAGCTTGAACTTGTGTTTTGTTTTCAGCAAAAGCTTCATTTGTGTTAGAGATGGCTTGAGAATTTGAAACAATATCAGCTTGAGCCTGATTAACCTCAGTACGTATTTCAGTAAAGCGCTGACCGATAGCCTCATCAAGATTGGTAATTGACGTTTGAGTCTCTTTAATTGCAGATTTGTTGTCACCAACAGCGGAGTAAATTTCTTTAACTTCCTGTGCCCATGCTTCGTTATCCGTTGCACGAACTTGCCATAGTTCTTTAATTCCAGCTTGAGATTGACCGTGTTTCACTAACAAACTACGTGATAGTTGAGAGTCAGCGTTACTAAGAATAAGCGCTGTCTCAGCATTCCAATCCAAGCGTTTACTAAGTTGTTGACCTGCTTCTGATGACATGAAGTGTCCATCAAGCTCTGGCAATATCGTACCTACATCAAACTCTGATTCTCCCCGAATAAACTCAGTCCATTCAGATTGATTACCGGTTTTATCCACCAGCCTTGCTCTAAAATAAAACTCTACACCAGCCGATAAACCCGCCATTTCATACGTTTTAGATGGATAAGGAACATCAGATAACAGCATCAGTCCTTCACCGTCATTCGTTTTGCTGTACTGGATTTCAGTTTTTAACGTATCACTGGTGTTTTCACCAAATCCCCAGTCTAACTTAATGCCAAAGACTAATGGCGACGTTCTAAAGTTAACCGGTTTTGGTGGGTTACCCATTTTTCCGGTTAACGTTTTTTCGTCAGAATATCCCCATCCGCTTGAGATCTCAGAAGCATTAATGGCTCGAACACGGACTAAATATCGACCAGAATAAACATTAGGAACCTCAATAGAATTAATGGAGCTACGAGGCATATTGACCCAGTTACCTTCATTTCTACGCCATTGCGCTTCATAAGAGATTGCATTTTCAACTTGTGGCCACTGTGCTCGCATCGTTTCAATGCTAACGCCTTGGCTTACAATTGAGTAAGAGTCGATGACAATATTTTTCGGGGCTTGCTGGTTATTGGGAGGAATAACACTAATGGGCCGTTCATCAATCACCGCACCAGAATCAATATGTTCATATTTACTTGGTTCATGCTGAATGGCGGTAATAGTAAATTGATTAGATTCATTTTCAGTGACACTTACAACGCGATATTGTTGTGCATACAGCTCTTCTGATTCGACAACCCAAACACATTCTGTCTCTGGTGTCTCACTGTACTCCGTTGTAACCGTGATCACTTTCCCTGATACTGTTTGTATCGTTCTTGCTTGCGATTGCCCTGAAGGAAGATTGAGAATTAAGCGATCACCACTTACAGCACTTGAAACGCGATCTAACATGATATTTCTGCCATCGGTGGCACTTACTCGACCGCCAGTGACTTTTCCTGACAACAGTTCATCAGCAACAGCGATAATGTAACCGGGTTGCGGAATGTTCCCATCTAACCCGACAGAGAATGTCACCATTCTGTCTTTATTGTTTGTCAGTATTCCCCAACGCCCTTTTCTGTTTGCCTCACTTTGTCGGGTGCAACCAATTGCGGTAACTTCTAATTGATTAAACCCAAACCGAGAAACTAAATCAGGTTCAAACACTGGCTCCATTGCATCAGCATATCCATTTTGCGGATCTGAATACGAAACCAATGCTGTGGAATACTTTTCTTTACTGCTACTGCTTGAATAAATAAATTTTCCATCAATCACATTAGCTCGGGTATAGCTATAATCGATATCACGAGGCATATCCGCTAATGTTACAATCTGACCGCCACCCCAATAGGTCATCCCTCGAAAGATGGCTGCAAAATCACGTAGCACGTTATACGCTTCATTTCTATCTTGCACATAAACATCACAGACATAACGAGGTTCGGTACCATCACCACCTTTTCCATCGGGTACCAATTGATCACAATACTGCGCTATACGGTATAACTCCCATTTATCAATCTGTTGTTGATTTATTCGTTGTCCAAGACCAAATCTATCGGAAATAACAATGTCGTAGAAAACCCATGCAGGATTATTGGTCCATGCCCATTTAAAGGAACCATCCCACATGCCCGTGTAGGTGCGATCAATAGGATTGTAATTTGAGGGTATTCGGATTATGCGCCCTTTCGGTTTGCACGTTATTTGCGGAATAGAGCCGTTGAATTGTTTAGAGTCGAATTCAATATAAAGTAACGCTGTATGAGGATAGGTAAATTTAGCATCAATGACTTCAGTATAACTTTGCAAAACAACCGTATCACCGATTTTACTGCTATTAGCATCATTAGAGACTTTTCTAACACGTAGTGACCATGATGTTGTCGATTCAGGTAAATCAATTCTGTGTGCTCGCTCATAACCTGATGTCGTTTTTCCTTTTACGGCACTATCAATAACGGTTTTCCAGCTACCACCATCAGTTTGTAAATCAATGGCGTATTTAACTTCATTACCCACCAAATCCCCATTATCTTCTTGCTTGAATAATGAAGGCCACTTTAGACGAACTCGAATAGCTGATAATTGTGAATTGGTAAATGTGTGAACCCACGGTGTTTTACTCGAAATCGTTGAACCAACATTGATCTCATTTTCAGCGCTAGGTAATCCTTGAATATAAGTCTGTGCTTGCGTGCCTGGTCTAAAATCCCACGTAACACCACTAAAATTTGCATTTCCTTCAGTGTCTTCTAACGGTGTGCCATCAAGAAAGATATTTTGTGCCGTTAACTCTCCAGCAAATTCTCCCTCCCCCAAGGCAATGAGTAACTTTGCTTTAGCAATAGATTGCAAATCATCAGGTTGCTCAACAGGCACACGAGGATTACCACCGCCCCCTTTTTGGCCGTGAATTGTTTTTCTCATTAGATTATTCCAAATAGATTTATTGCTGATCTTCTACATAAATACCGGCAGAAATGATGGCACCACCAATAGTTCTTTCGCCATAAAGCACTGGCACAGGGTAACCTTGAGAAACAGTATTAGTAGGAGAGCCAAACGCATACGAAGGTTTGTTTTCACCCTGATCTTGCATTGCAAGACCTTTCGGTTGAGGTGAAAGCATTTGGATAACACCGCCGATAGCTACTGATGCGCCAACAGCAAATAAAAGGTTACTGGCCCATAATGCGGAACCCCAAGGTAGCCATATAGCGGCAGCAACAAGGACGGCACCAAAAATAGTCTGAAAAACACCACCTTTTTTGCTCCCCATCACAATGGGAACGATACGAATAATTTCTTCTGATATTGGGAAATTAAGATCATCAACACCAATATTCTTTTTCCCTTTAAATACGGCGTATGTTAATCCTCGTGATTTACTGGTATTTAAATACTGTTCAAATCCATTTAAGGTACAACAAAGTGCTCTGATTGCTTCTGATGTTGTCGTAATTATGCGCTGATGAGTTTTACCAAATGTTTTTCCTAATATTCCGCTTAACTCTATTGTTACCATCTTTTCTTCTTGCATAAAAACTCCATAAAAAAACCCGCACTTGGCGGGTTATATTTAAGATGTTTGAATGATTAATGATTTACTTTATTTTCAAAATCTTCAGTAAATTTTGATCTTAATGATTCTGGAAAACCGTTTGTTATAGCGTTTATATCCATCTTATAAAATGCTATTAACTGTGCTCCGTTATATGTAGGTTTTGATTTTTTCATTTCTTCGACAAACTTAGTTACTGCTTCTTCATCAAATTTCAGTCCATCACTTCCTCTAATGACAAAATTAGAAGCAGACCATTTACCTATATCAAAAAATTCACTTTCAATTGATTGATTATTTATTTGTTGATTATTAGTAAGAGATGATTTACCTCCTCTAATTTCTTCAACAATAGCGCCACAGCCTGCAAAAATAGAGCCTATTAAAGTTAAAAAACAACCGATTGACATAGAAACTACTGCATTAGGAAATAATCTAACAGAATCATATTCCGTTTTAATATTCATTAATATTATCAATCCGATAATTATACTGATAACACCAATAGCAAATGTAAAAAAACCAAATTTTTTCATTATCACTCCATATCAGTTTTTATAATTAAACGTGATCATGTTAATAATTTGATAATAAGAATGAAAGGCAAATATAGAAATAAATACTTTTTATTTAATTAATGATAAATGACGCAATATAATAATTGTTCTATCTCGCCAATAACCACCATAAGGAACTCGTTGGCTTAGTCTCCCATAAAGGTGATGCAATAACATACCATCATCCAGAATAATACCGGCATGATTTGCAACATTGGATTGAACCTGCATAACTACCATATCACCTGTTTGTGGTTCACCTTCTACTTTTACAAAGCCCGCTTCTTGCCAATTATCCATATAGAGATCCTCACCTTGCTCCCACCACGGATAATCAACACGATAATCAGGTAATGCAATATTATGTGTCTGCTTAAAATAACTCATGATTAGGCCCCAGCAATCCGTAAAACCAAGCACAAATGGGCGACCAATAAGAGGAAGTTCGCTTCGAGGAAGTATTTCACGAAAATCCCCCTCGGGGTAACTGACAATATACCAAGGGATACCCAGTGCATCACATTGAGCCTGATCTAACTCAGAAGGTTGAGTCGTGGCATCTGGATGACTATGAACAATACCAATAACGACACCTTGGTCTTCACATAATGCATATTCTTGAGGAGAAATAACGAAGTGCTCTTGAGGTGTTTTAGCTACATTTACGCAAGGTAAATACGTCTTTACTCTGGATTTTTGTACGATAACGCCACATGCTTCTTTGGGATATTCCTTTTTTGCATGAGAAAATATCGCCTCTCGTATTTTCTTTTGCATCATTATTATTTCCGTAACAATGAAGTTCCGACAAAACCACCAAAAGGAAGAGGATTATTTTTACCAAATCGTGGTACACACCCCGTTTTCAATAAACCACTGCACTTATCTAGTGATGGATCATCAACAGGATTACCTTGTTTATCAAAATAACCATTTTGCCCTGCATAATCACACCCATCTCCCGATTTATATTGCCCTCGTAAACACCACGTACACATTGAATGTAGTTGCCGAGTGGGTATCATCACACCTTGTAAATCCATTGGGCTTGCCAGTGTAAATTCAACAAATTCATTTGTTTCTGCGCTTTTACTATCAATATAAAAGACAGATACTCGCTCTTGGGTGGGATCTGCAGAAGCATTCCCATCACTAAAATTTTCCGCATCGAGATAATGAGAAAGTGTATCGTGAATAATCACTTTCGCTTTCAACATATCATCATAATGCAGACATAATGCGGTTATTGAACTATCTAAATTAGCCACTGACAATTTAGGATTAGCACTAGATCCCGCTGTAGAAGACTCTAACCCTTCTATTTGAACTGGCCATGCCCCATATTCATTCCCTTGCCACCAAATGGACTTAGCCTCTATTTCTCCTTTAGCCTTTTGCATTTCCTCTTTCGTGATGGGAATATTGTATGCATGGAATCTCAGAATATTAGGAACACCAAATTCTGTACCATCAACTTCAAAAAGCCGGACAGTATTGCCCGGCTCTAATTTTTGATAATCGGCTGTGATCATGATTTAAATACCTGAATAAAAACCAGAGAAAGGGTGTAATTTCCAGCACCGTTCGGAATGAGTTTGTGTTCATCACAACGATATAATCCAAGTGGCTCAAGAGGCGGTTTCCAGAAAAATGACTTTATTCCTGCGTGTTTATCAATAAAGTGACGAATAGCTGAAATGTAATCTTCATCCCCCACAAACTCCATTGACCATTTCTGACTGCGTGAATTTAAACCATTTCCAGAAACTTGTTCATAACCATCCCCAAACTTGACTTTCCTTGTGTTGTAAGAGACATCTTCAGTCGGATTTACACGCGGACACCAAGTGAATGTTTCCATTTTTAACGGCCTCCTCGAGTTGCATTCCAAATTAAACCACCGGGCCTAATATCTTTAGACATTAACTCTCGGTAACGACTATCAACAAATCGGCCAATCTCCGCACCAAACTGCTCGAACCCATTCGTCGATTGAGTTTCTGAATTACCATTACCGTCAATGGTAATGTAAACCTGTGGTGCTGAAGTAGTGCCCTGATTATTACCACCAACAACTCTAACCCCTAAGTTGCCATCTGCAGTTCGAGTTAATGGCATTATAGCCTCACTCCCTGCTTCGCCCATGAGTCCGAGATTAGGCGCGCCCCCCTTAGCGAAGGCAAAATAAGTAGGTGAGCTAACGATTTGATTACTATAAGAACCAAGGCTTTCTGAACTATGTACCCCACCTTTAGCGTGGGCAACACCACCTAAAAATCCACCAACAGCGCCCATCCAACCACCAGCACCTGCCATTGTATTCAGGCTATTCACTATTGCCGCATTAATGAGTACATTCTGAATAGATTTCAACACGCTAACAGACCAATCTTTCCAGCTGGCTTTATTACCATTTAATTTATCGCTAATAGTATCAACCATTCCTCCCATTGCATTTTGAACAACAGAAGCTGTTTGAGTAGCGTAGTTACCACTTTCTTGAACCCAATCTTTCATTCCACGTGTTATACCTGCAGTCCAGTCAGATTCAGCGAGCGCTATATTTCGATACTTAAGATCTAATGCATCTAATGCTTTAGATCTGGCTTCAATATCTTCTGTTTTCTTTGCAGATTCATTGTAGATACGGTCTATTTGCTGGCTTTCTTCAAAGTAGCTTTTTTCTCGCGAACTCATGTTATTGGTTTGAGCCGCTAACGTAGCTTCATCGTTAAATTTGACTGTGGCTTCTTGCAGTTTTTTGCGAGCATCTTCCATATCACGATGCTTTTTCACGGCATCATCTGCTTTTTGTGTCCATTCTGCGAGAGCGACAGATGAGCGTTCAATCGCTTCTCTTTGCTTATCAGTCCATTTAGCCCCATTTTCATGTGATGCCGCATAAAGAGAGGCGGCTTTTTCGCCTTGTGAAGCCCTAACCTTCTGAACCTCTGTTGCCACACTTAAATCAGCTATCTTCCGCTCATATTGTTCTGCGGTTCTTTCAGCTTCTTTTTGCGCTTTTTCATAGGCGCTTTGTGTTGCCTTTCCTGTTTTAAGAGATTCATTTAGCTTTTCTCTATTTTGAAAAGCTGTCACTAGGTTATTAATATATTTCTGGCGATTTTCGGCATGCTCTGGCGTGTTGGTTAACCCCACATCATCGGCAGAAAATTCGGCCTGTTTAATAACTCTAGCTTCACCCGTTAATGAAGAGAGAATTTTATCTCGCTCAGAGTTATTTATTAGCGTCTGCTGTTTATCATCTAGTGGTGCATTAGGAATACGCATAGGAATATTGACTAATGCCTGCCGAGTAGCGAGCATGTTGTTACCAATATTCATGATCTGATTGAACTTCGTTTGCTCAGCATTCATAAACAACAAGGCTTGATGAGCTTTGTTTTGCTCTGAAGCCTGCTGTCGAATTAAGAATACTCGTTGTTCTTCAATGTTTTTTAATGCAGACTGAATTCCCGTCGATTTCTCTTGCATTTGAATGAGGCGTTCTTTTTCTGCTGCAAGATCTTTTTCAGCTTCAGCTAATTGATTAACAACATCAGCTTCACTAGTTAGATGATTTATCATGAAATCACCCATCTTAGGCCCAGGTGATGCAAGCATCTGCTGGTAACCTCTAATTTGTTTCTCTAGATCATCAACTTTACCTTTTTGCTCTGTAACCAGCCTATTTTGTTCAGTGAGTGAATCGTTCGTTTTATCGTAATTGTCAGATACATCAGGAAGAGACATCTTTCTTAAATTCTCTTGTACCTGATTAATAGTTTCGGCATATTCACGAGCAGAACGCCTCGCTTCCTCTTGATTCTGATACATAATGTACCAAGCAGAAGCACCTGCCATAACGAGTCCGGGTATCCCACCTATTAGCCCCATGGCACCACTCATTAATCGAGATCCTGTCGATGTGATTCGATTAAGATTCTCTTGAGCGGTGCGCCTTGCTGATATATTTCGATTTAATGTTGCCTGCGCGGAAGCTAATCGACGTTCAGCTAATGCTTGTTGCTCGGCACTTTGTGCCGCTAACCTTGCCTGTTGAGCACGATAGACTGCCGCCCTTGCTCTAGCCGTTGATATTTTGATACCTTGCAATTGAGCTTGAGCATGGGCTATTTCACTTTTTGTTGCACGCGCAACCCCAATGGTTGCATTCGCCACACTCGTTGTTAACCCACCAAAATAACGAGCCAACCCCAAACCAATTAACACACCAGAAACAGAGGCTATACCATCAATATTGTTAGCGATCCCCTCCATTGCGGTTGATAGTGTGCGAGTAGCACCTGATGTTTCATTAACATTGCCGATCCATGCCATGAACGCATTTTCAATCTTCTGCGCAGACCCACTTACCGTAGCTGGTAATTGCTCAAACTCGGCTCGTAACTGTTGCGTATTTGTCAGGATAGGAATAATTTTATCCATCGTGAGTAGTCCACTTTGCGACATTTCACGCAGGCCACCAATCGTCGTTCCCATACCATCAGCCAGCATTTTTGCTAATCGCCCACCATTTTCCATAACGGCATTAAATTCTTCACCGCGAAGAACACCCGAGCCTAATGCTTGACTTAGCTGTGTAATAACAGAACTGGTTTCTTCAGCACTGGCACCAGAGAGCTTTAATGAAGTTGCAATGGTTTCGGTGACTTTCGCAACATCGCTTGAAGCATAACCCGCATCACGCATGGATTGTGCAACACGGCTGTATAGATTCGTATTCGCTGCAATCGATGTGCCCGTTCTTTGGCTCAGCGTCATTAACTCTTGCTGTGCTTGCTTAAAATCTTCCATCGACGTAGACGCTAATTTTAATCGACCGCTGAGTTGACTCCATACGTCTGCATAATTGATAAGTTGCTGTGTTGCAAAAGCCCCTGCAAATGCACCCGCAACGCCTGATACAGTATTTTTAATGGATGACAACTCACCATTTAGATCATGGATAGCACGTTGCATTTCACGAGATGCGCCACTAGCGCGTCGTCCGCCTTGCTCAATGATCCGATAATAGTTTTCTCCCATACGCGAAGCCCGCGCTATTTCAGATTGAAACGAGGAAGAATTAGCAGAAATTTTAATAATCAGTTCACGCAGTTTTGCCATTTTATCCTCGCAAAAATAATTAATTTTCTGAAATAGACTGAAAGAAATTCTCTAACCCATTAGAACTATCATCATTTTCTTGTGTTGCTTTGGGATCCCACCGTAAAAGCACATCAGAAAGCGTGCATTTACCGCCTTGAGAGTGATAAATGGAAGAAACGATATGTGCTGTTTGAATATCACTACGAATATCACCGATGGGATTAATGCGATCAAAAGCCATCCACATCCGAAGTTCACTCAAGCTCATTTGGCGAGTGAGTTCGTCAAGAGTGCGCCCCATGCGGAGCGCCAATGTCATTAAAAAGAAAGTATCAGGCTGGGCTACTTTTTTTCTGCATCATCAACCGAAATAGTTAAATCGAGCGCTTGTTTTAATAAACGAGAATGCACAGGGCCATAAATAGCCATCACATCGTTGATGTCTGATTCATCAAAAACGACATCCCCGTTTTCATCACGCAACACATCAATAAACATCACAACATCGGCACGTAAATTACGTTGTGCAATTTCAATGTCAGATAACGAATGTTCATCTTCAGCATTATCATGATGAATAATTTCACGCCACTTCATCCATGCAGGTGATGACGGTTCACGAAGCATGACAACCGCATTTTCCCATTCAGCAACATTCACTTTCTTTGTGCGAAAGGCATTCTTTTCACTTAAAGCCAGTGATTTTAATGACGGTTTTTTCATGGTTATTCGCTACCTTCATTTAAATTAACAGTCCCGTTTTTAATCGGCTTAGATTTACCTTTTAAACGTAGGGTAAATGAAGCAGAAACCACACCCGAAGTAGAAACACTCCAACTGTTTTGACGCACTTCAGCTAAAAAGGCATAGCCAATCCCCGAAGGGAACTCCACTTTAAAGGCATGAACTTCATCATTTTCATACGCGGTACGTAATGTTTCTTGGCCTTCATCATCGGTGAAATTACCATTAATGGTGAGCTCTGCAGGTGCAGATAATCCATTGGTAACTTCTTGCTCCTCAGAGCAGAGCGTGGTGACATCAATATCTGATTTCTGCCCACCGGTATAACTGATCTCTTTTGTTGAACAAGAAATCCCTAAAAATACCGCATCAGCAGGGTTAACTTCCGTTGCAGGTAATTTCGAGACACTGATTTTAGTGCCTTGTGTTTTTTCATATTTACTAGACATGCTCATTTCCTATTGGCATAAAAAAACCACCCGAAGGTGGCTTTAGTGTGAATAATAAGGCGATGCTATTGCCAAACTTGGCATTCAAATGTTGCTCTAAACAATCCTGTATCAGGCTCGTAGCCTTGTTTTTCTGAAATTTCAACAGGGCTTAATTTTGTTAATGCTTTAGCAAATAACAAGCGAAGCGTTCTCGCCTCATCAATCGTATCGGCATAAACATCAACCTGAATATTTGTCATCGTTTCGGCTTGCCCCTTCAGTACATCGCCTTTGACATCGTACAAAGAGAAGGCACACCAAGGCGCTGTTATTGCAGGGCTTGATTGTGGAGCAACATACGGAAAAACTTTATCAGGTAATACGGGTGATAAAATTGCGTAGATATCCGCCTCTGTCATTTTCCTAGCGCCTCATCAATCGCTCTATTTAATTCGCTAATGGCTAAATTGGCTGCCTTATCCGATTCACGATCAAAAGTGGGACGTATAAAAGGCCTTGGCGCCATTTTAGAAGTACCCTCTTCAAGAAAGCGCCAATAAAAGGCATTGTTAGGATGATCACTTTTCATAGAGGTATCGCTGTTTGTGCCTGATGCGTTACTCCCTCGAACATAAACGCCCGAAGAAACCTCACCTTTATTGCGCATTCTGTGATTACGGGTCACTATATTTCGTGCTAATTTTCCCGTCTTTCGTGGTGCGGACGTTCTGATTTCATCACGTAATAACGTTGCGGCCGCATTGGTTGCTTTTCGCATCGCTTGATGACTTTCAGCTCGGCTTAAAACATCTAACTCTCTTGATAAGTCGAGTAGATCGGAGAAATCCAAATTCATGATTGTTTTACTCCTTGTTTGCATAGCAATTCTAATCGAGTCAATTTCTCATCAGGGATGACTGACTGAATGTCATAAATTTGCTCACGCCAAACCATTCTGCAGGTACTGTTAATATCGGGTCGGTAACGCATCCACACTCTAACAGTAACCTCTGACATTTCAGCATTAGCGGATATCAGTTCACGACCAGAAAGATGTTTTACTTCGCACCGCACGGAAGCGATATCAATCCACTCTTTTTTAAGTTGCCCTGAAGGTAACTTAATGGGTACGTTCTGTTGAAATATGACAGTTTGACGCAATCTTCCTGCTTTCATGATTGCCCTCGCATGGGTCTGATACGATATTCACGCAATGCATTACATAGCGACTCGGGGAGTGATTGACCTTCACGATTCTCATACCAAAAACCAACCATTTGCATGAGCCTTATTTTTATATCTTCGGAAAGAAGTAAGCCATAATGATCATTTTCAGGTATTTCATCATCATACAATTTTCGGTTTGTTAATCTTTCCACTTCGGCTATCGCTGATGATAGATTTTGTTGAAGTAAATCATCATCCTGATCAGCATCGATATAGCATTGGCGTTTCAATTCATCGATAGTTGGGAATGCCATGAAACCTCCAATAAATCCTGCGATCTATCCCGATCGCAGGCACAAAAAAACCGCAATTAAGCGGTATATATGAAACTGAGATACATAAACTCAGATTATTTAGTGGCTCCAGCTTTCAGTAACTTCACCGCATTACTGTCAACCAACATAGAGCCAACGCGTTTCGTCGTATAGAAATGTACAAACGGTTTGTTGGTGTACGGGTCACGTAACATACGAACACCAATACGATCAAGAATGGTGTAACAGCGATTGAAGTTACCAAAAGCAATCGGCACAGCATCAGCAGAGACATCAGCAAATTGCTCATTTTCTGCAATGCCATACCCTAATAATGCTGAAGGTTGCCCTAATTGCAGACCGGGTTGCCACAAATAATTACCTTGAGCATCTTTCAGTGTGCGAACTTGGAATAATGTATTGTTATTCATCATAAATTTAGCACCTGTACGATAAACCTTTCTCATGGTGTAAATCAATTTCATGACTTCATCCGCGGTGATTTCCGTCGGATTTTTCAATAACAAATGCTGTAACTTACCCCATTCACGCTCTTTGTCGCCTTTATCGTCACTGCCGTATGCCAATAGGCCTTTAGGCTTTTTAATGCCGTCACCGTGGGTAAATACCGCTTCTTCCTGCTCCGCAAATTCTGTAGCTAACTCACTAGTGATGAATTGCTCAACATTAAAAAAGGCATCATCAAGCATGGTTTGAGTGGCGGCAGGGTTACCGTAGATTTCCCCCCAGAACGGTTCAATAGAAGCGAGTTTTGATGTGTTAGTTTCAGGACGTTTGTCCACTTCACCCACCCATCCACTATTTGTGCCACCTTGATTAATCAGGCGTTTAAACTTCTCTGTGCCAACCGTAATCACATTACACTCTTGGCGCATAACCACTTCATCACGTAATGCCGTAATGATATTACGATCCAGTTCTTCGGGTACTGCATAACCGCCGTCAGGATCTGAACCGACCTGCATTGCTTTACGCTCTAATTCCGCAAGCCCATCATCGGTGCCTTTACGCACAAACAATTCAAACGCAGCTTTGTGTTCAGAGACGTCTTTATTCGTCACGTTACCATCTGGACGTTTTACCGAAGCGAGTTCAGCTTCTAAATTGCTTTTTAATTCATCCAGCTCTGATAATTTGCCATTTAAGGTATCAACCGTTTCTGATAACTTACTTTTTTCAGCTTCAATCGCATCAATTCGTTTATCATTCGACTTTTTAAATTCGTCAAACTGACCTTTTAATTCCTGCGCAACTTCACTGACGTCTTTATGATCAATAGCCATAATTTTTCCTTTATTATTTAAAAATAGATTTCAATGTTTCTAATGCTTCTTGCTCAACATCACGCAGAGAAAGTGCATCGTAGCCTTTGGCCATAAAAGCCTTGGCTTGTGTTCGCGAAAGCCCAACATCGCGCAGGACTCGCTCAATACTTTTTTGTGTGGGTAATTCACCACGAGCAAATGCCGACTTCACATCACTGACTCGCGCTTCATCATTGGAAGGAAATGTCACTAAGCTGACTTCCCATAGGTCGATTTCTTTCAGTAGAAAGGCATCTTTACTGCGGTCATATTCATAATCTTTAAGAATGTAACCAATAGAAAGGCCAGAGAGTGATCCGGCCTTCATATGAGCATGTGCGCGTTTAGATAAAGGATCGTCATCAATTAACAGGCGACCTTTTACATAGAGTCCGGTGCTGTCTTCTCTCATTTCGGTATAAATACCAATAGGCTCAGCCATTTGGTGTTGCCAAAGTAAAGCAGGTAACGCACCTTTTTCTTTCCACTGACTCAGGGAATTAAGAAAAGCCCCCGGCATCACAATATCGGCATAACTGTCTTTCACCCCGAAAACGGAGCCGTAGCCTTCAAACTCGCCAGAGTCACTAACAGACTTAATTTTCAATGGCACATCAAGCCGTTGTTTGGTCATCATCGGCATGCGCTTTCTCCTCTTGCTTTTGGGTTTCTGGTTTAGTGGTCATATTCATCGGTGTGAGATAAATATCACCACCCTCACGAGGATTTAACTCTTCGAGTTCACGACATTCATTAGGCGAATAAATCCCCCAGTTAATGCCTGTTGAGTAGGCTTCAAATCGCGATTTCATATCACCACGTAATAAAGCGCCAGTATTAAATTTGGCATAAAAAGCGCCTTGTTTACTGGCTTTTACCAGCCCTGCATTAATGCGTTGCTCTATACGAATAAGGTAAGGAACAAGTGAGTAGTTAATAAAACCAATACCCAAGTTTTCAATATTATTGAATGTGGCGCGATCGGTGTTTTGCACCATATGAAGAGGAACGCGAAAAATACGGCAAATTTCCTCTAACTGAAACTTTCGTGTTTCAAGAAATTGCGCATCTTCAGCCGATAAACTGATTTGTTGCCACTTCAATCCCATTTCTAAAATCATCGGTTTGTGTGCATTGGCTAACCCTTGGTGCCGTTCACCGAAGTCAGATTTCAGTCTTTCGTAAGCATCATCTTTTAGATATTGATCAGTTTGTAATACACCACTTGTCACCGCACCGTTTCCAAATAAACGCGAACCATGCTCTTCAGTGGCTAATCCTAAACCAATGGCTTGACGTGCATAGGCGATCGGACTTAATCCCACTAGACCATCAAGAGTAAAAATCCGCACATGCCAGATTTCTTGCTGTGTCAGTGTTTCACTTTTACCATTTGGAAATGTCACCTGATACTCTGGCTCCCATTGGCTATTTAATTTTGGCGTGACACAACTAGGATCGAGAGGTAGTAATTCAACCACTTCGCCTAAGGCGTACACCTTATAAGCATAAAAATTCCCCCTTAAACACAAACAGGCAATTAATAGCTCCCAAAGCTCTTGAGGTGTCATGTAATTATTGGGCTTAACCGCCAGTAATTTGTGTAACCGTTCTTTGGTGGCGCGTTTATTTCCTCTTTCTAATTGTTCATATAAGGAACATGGCAACATCCCTACCGATTCCGCAAGAACACGAATACAACTAAATACAGAAGTCAGTTGCATAGCGAGTTGTGTACTCACTCTTCGACCAGAATAAGTGTCATAAGACAATCCAATTAACTCACTCAGTTCTGATGAGGTCATCTCTTTCTGAGATTTCTGAAATAACCCAGGGAAAAACATTATTCCTCCTTGTTATTTCTAGGTTGTCCAAGCGCTCTTGAAACAAGGTATGACCATAAAAGGCACAGTAAACCCGCGCAAATATAGCCCATCGGTGGGTAGATTAACCAAGCGCCCCATGACAACAAAAAGGCACCCGCAATCCCAACCAATAAGGCTGTTATTGTTAAAAATTTCATTAAATTTCCTTAGAGAGAGCGTAAGCCTCGAGAAGCGAGGACATTGGAAAGTGTTTTTTCTGAGTTATTCAACATTGCTCGACCAACAGCCATCATAGCTGAGACTGCGCCATCAATTTTGTTTTCATTACCATCTTTTGTTGGTCTAACAACATCATCACTACCCGGCAAATACTTACCGACCACATTTTGAAAACACCACGTCATAATAGGGTTTCCATCATGATGCAATCGCCCTGAAGCTAAAGCAGCTTCTATTTCCTTCATGGGATCACTCATATTTGTATAATTTTGAGTAATAGAAATAGGCTCTAATCCTTCATCTTGTAGTCGATGAGATAATGCCACCGCACCAAATGGGTCAATTGGGCTGGAAACAATACTGAAATGTTCTCTCAATTTTAAGATAGATTCTTCAATCAAACGGTAGTCAACCTCTGCACCATCACTTGGAATTAATGCTTTCTGATTGACAAAACTTTGATACCGTTCCGCAGTCCTCAACTTGTCACTATCGGTTGAATAAATCGTATCTTCTGGCGCAAAAAATAATGGAGATATAGAAAAATAATGTTTTTTACCGCCAATTTCTCGCATAAAAATAGGAGCTACACAGTTCAAATCCAGCTTTGTTGCTAGGTCAATACCTAAATAGACATCTTCACCATAGAAATCTTCTAGCTTTAGGCTTTTATCTTCAGCTTTACGCCAATGATCCATATTGTAGAACGCTGATTTTGCAGAAACCCAAATATTGAAATGTTTAGTCTTTATCTGGTTTGTTTGTCTTGGTGTTGTAATACCAAGCTCTTGTTTTGCTAAAAGATAATCGTACTTTACTGACACATCACAATTTGGGTTAGACTTAATAATGGCTTCTGGTAATTTCCAATCATCATCTTTATCTATGGTATAAATAATGCCGAAAATCTGCTCATTTGCCCCACCAGTACGAATACCTTCAAGAATTTCAGTAACCTGAACTCGCTTATCGTAACAAGGACTTTGAATATCAAATCCTGCCGTTGTGATAATTAGCGTTAATGGTTGCTCTCGCGCCCCCATACCTGTTGTCATTGTTGTATATAACGCATCTGTTGAATGCTCATGATACTCATCAATAATCGCACAGGTTGGGTTATCACCATCACCAGGATCTCCAATCAAAGGAGCAAATAAAGAACCATCAGGACGAGTCATTTTCTCTGCCCATGGTTTGATTTGAAATCGTTTCCTCAGTGAGGGTAATTTCTTAACCATGGCTAAAGCTGGCTCAAATACCTTCCACGCTTGCTTTTCTGTTGTGGCACCACAGTACACTTCTGCACCATATTCACCATCAGCACAAAACATGTAATTTCCAACGGCTGCAGCAATCAATGATTTACCATTTTTACGCGGTACCTCAACATACATTTCAGTGAAGCGACGGTTGCCACATTTCTTTTTTACCCACCCAAAAACTACGCAGAAAATAAAAAGTTGCCACGGTTCTAGTGTGATCCGTAATTTACGCTTTGCCCACTCTCCCTTAGTGTGGGGCATAAGTTGAGCAAATCGACAAAAGCGCTCTGCCTTATCTTTATCAAAACGATATGGCCAATCTTTTTCTTTCGCTTTTTGGAGATCATCTAAGTGACGTTGGCAGGATTGTTTAACATAAATACATGATGAAATTTTTCCGCTAACAATATCTCTAGCGTATTGGTTTGCAGCATTGACGCTCGGATAAGTAGCCATAATTAAAACTCATCAAATTCGTTCTCATCATTATTCTGTTCACTAGGCCCTGTCATTCTCATTCGGCTAAGTGGATCCAACCCAAGCAATGAACCTAAACGAGCGATTTGTGAAACACTGTCATTACGAACGGCGACAGCAGGGTGTTTTTTTAATCCACCAGAGCCACTCATTTCAGTAATACCACCACTTTCCAAATCTAATTTAGCTTGTTTTAAAATAACTTTTTCTGCTGTAAGCATGAGTTCGAAAGCATTGCAATACGCAACTAAAAGAGGAGCATCTTCAAGTTCAAATGTTCCACGTTCAATCAAAATTTTACTTTGTGTCTTCCAGAGTTTTATTGCTGACTCTCCCATCAATTCTGCAGGTGGGGCAATCCTTGTCATGCTACTCTTAGAATTTTTAGCCGGTAAATTTTTATTCCGGCCACCACCAGATGCACGGATACCGGCTGCCATTTATCCTCCTAAAGATGTTAAAAAGTTTCGAAAAAAATAATCCTTATTTCACGTCTGTAAAAATTGACTTAAGGGGGCGGTCCTAGGTGGCGAGAGTGGTAGGGATTTTACCCGCCCCTCCCCTATGAATAATAGGGTTGCTTTAAGCTACGGAATTATTTCCCTTCCTTTGCTGTCTTAGTTCTATGACAGGGCCAGCACAGGCTTTGTAGGTTATCTTCTGCATCGGTACCCCCATGTGCTTTAGCAATGATGTGGTCAACCGTTTTTGCTTCAGTGGCTCGTCCTGCTCTTAAGCATTCTTGACAGAGATACTTATCACGCTTGAGTATACGAGCTCGTAACTTATCCCATTGGGTACCGTAACCACGTTGATGACGAGACTTACCACGCTGGTGGGTTTCCCATCCTAAGTTCTGATGATCTTCACAGTAACCGTTACGTTCTGTTGTTGTCTTGGCGCATCCCTGTTTACGACACGCGCGAGGTATACGAGGTGGCATGTGATCTCCTATAACCTAAAGAGGAGAATAATCCTCATTGATTTTAAAGGTGGGATTTCTCACCTTTACTTCTGACCACACCACGTTCTGTTATTTAAATCACTTATGGCTTGCGAAAATGCTTGATGTCTGGTTCTAACTTACCGCCAGTAATTACACCACTAAATACCGCATCACCTGACGCACTAAATTTAATTTTTGGTGAATCAATAACAGCATCTTTAATAAAACAATTACCTAAGCCTGCAATAAATAAATCGTTACTTTGCTTTGATTTAATGCTGATATTGATACCCACATCTTGCATCAGTTGTTTAATGCGAGTGAGTTGTTCTTCTAACTTATCTAACTCAGTTGTATCTACTGAGACTTTGTAGATCAACTCACCTATCTCTTTTTTATCTGACATAATCTTCTCCAATAAAAAAGCCACCAGCTATTAACTGATGGCTATCTCTATAAACTCTATCAACGCCTCTCAATACATGATATTTATTGAATTTAATTACTATAATTACATCTATTAATTTAATAAAAAATCAATTCTTTGTAATGGATAATTACAGCATGTTATTTCATTGTAACCAAATGATTAATAAATAAATAATTTACACTCATGATATAAATTAGACTCACATCACTCTCGATAATTACTTTTAATGTTAATATATAGGCTTATATTCTTATGTGAGAATGCTAGTTTTTTGTTATAGATGTTTATTTCCCGAATGACCTTACATCAATAATAAAGCCTCTCTGACACACATTCAAACGAGGAGGTATTATGTATTTTTTATACACAATTATCGCTATTGTATTCTTGATTTCCCTCGCCACTACAAAATCTGACTCAAAGAACAAACGAAAATAAAATCCATTAAAATAATTAATTAAAAAAATAATCATACCCAATATAGCTGAATAACCTGTGTTAACTTATTATTTTTACAGAATATGTCTAAATAACAACGCGCTAGATATAAATATTTTTATCATATCCTTAGCAAATTTATTCGCCCATACTTTGGCAATATGTAAGCAGTCGTCAAACATTCGCCCTTTTCTACTTGCTTGAGAACTTCGACGATAATGATCTACCGCCATGTAACTTGCTCTACGACAAACAGGCAAAGAAAGATTGTTTTTTAAAAACTTACGTTGATTATTAACAGATTGGCTTAGTGGATATTGATAATCTATTGTTTTCACACATACTAGTGAAAGCCCTGTGGGAGCCCAAACTCACAGGGTTATTTTTATATTGCGCTGTTTATTTAGGTAGGAGATAGATAAGAATAATCAATCTGGTATATATATTTACCTAAGCTATACTAAGTAAACATCGCTATACTTTAATTGATATCTTGTTAGTTTGCCCTCGTACCCTACGTAGGGCTTTTTTTAGTTCACACACTCCGTCCTAATATAATCCTGTAATCCCAATATCACTTGCTCTGATTCTGCAATTCGCTCTCGGAGTAACCAATAATTTCTGATAGCGGTGTCAGTAGGTCGGGCGGTGGTTGCATTAGCCACGCCAGAGGTGGAAGTGGTAGCGCTCTTTGGACATTCGGCTTTGATGTACACCCTGTCAGGATTACGCCCAGCACTAACGCGCAACCTATCAATTTCAGCTTTTGCATTTGTGAGTTCCATCGTGTGTGTTGTATCAAGTTCATGAAGTGAGTTAATGCGCTTTTCGTAATCGGCCATTTCAACCACAAGAGAGTCGTTTGTTTTCTTTAGCTCTTTATTCTCTTTACCAAGCTCAATCATTTCTTTGGTTGAAAAGAATAGAGCAACACACAAAGCTCCCCATAATAAAATGGGAAACCAGGGCTTTAACTTATTCACAACTACCCCTCGTTATTTTACCTTTACCCGTTTCCATCAAAATAAAATCAAGTACCATTTCCCCTGCTTTTTCTTTTAGGCTCTGAATTTTATTTTCATGTTGAGGCTTAACATCCTTCCAAGCGTTTAACCCTTTGCCAAACTTACTCGCAATCGCTTCATCTCTTTTAAAATCAGCACAAGCTTCATTGAGTTGTTCCATCACGCTTAACTTGCGAGGGTTAACAACCACCCCTTCTGTCCAATATTGATAAAGGACATCATCGCATTCATCCTGAAATCGAATAACGTTACCTCTAATTTCAGGTTTAACTTTGTTAGGGTAAATAGTCAGCATCCAAGCTGAAAGTTTTCTAAGTTGTAGGCAAATCATTGATTGCTCACCACCCTTAGAAGGTATTGCGATTTCCACAATACCTTTACTAAAGCGTTTTTTTAACTTAGTAAACTGTGATGCCCAATTTAATCCCATACCTTCAATTATTGGCTTCATGGGAACATACGGCTCATTGTTATGCTCAACAACATAAAGCTCGTTATCATAAAATGGAACAGTAATTGTATTAGTCATAGTGTCTACCTTATTTAGTAATGAACCTTTGCCGAAATAGGAAATCAGCCCATCGAAGCGACACCAGCTTTAACTGATCCCCTCAAAGGCTCATTACCTAAATATTGGCTCGATGTGATTTGCACTTTCGGTGTGCGTAAAACGTGGATACAAAAAAGCCCCGCAAATGCGAGGCTATGAGATAGGATTAATTATTGAGTTAAAGTAACAACCAAGCATCTTCAAAGACTTTTTGTGAATACGGTTGATAGCCCAACTCAACGCCCACGATTGCTTTTGCTAAAGAGATAGCAACTGACTTTGATTGAGTATCTATCTTGTCATTAATACCAACACCAATCTCTTTTGATGCACGGCTAACATAACCATTCGTGTTGTTCTCAACTGGCGGTGCATACTTATTAATAATTGCTGATACTGAGTTCAAACCATATTTACGTTGATATGTTTGAGTTAGTTTATAAATTGCTCTGATGCCATACTCAGGCGACTCAAAGACACAGAATCGAGGGTTAGGAACTCCCGTTTCAATTCCGACTAAACCTTTCCATTTATTACGTGGGTTATAGTCAATGTTGCCTGGGTTGTTATTGCGTTCACCGCGTGCTGGTTTAGTCATTTTTCAGCCCTGCCTTACCCTTAATGAGTTTACTTAATCCATCCACACCGACATACCCAATGAATACACTAGCCAGATATGCCAATTCATGATTAAGTCCAAGTAGCGTTAAGAGGTCCTTTACAAACCATGCAAACAACGCACACATGGCACCATCAAATAACGTTTTCCTCCAGCCACCTCCGTTGTATTTACCACGTAGAATAGCCATGCTAGTTGCTAGCGCTGCGCTAATGCCTTGTTCCTTATGGGCGTCAATAACTTGGAATACTTGATCCCAAAACTCAGGGGTTTCTTTCATATGACTCATACTCACCCCCTATTTGGAGGAATTAGTTAATAGGATGCCACGCACAGCTCTTGTGTGAACGTGAGGTGTTGTGATTGATTCTGTGGTCGGCATAAGTGAGGCTCCTTTCGGGATTCGAACCCAAGCCGTCCATCCGAAGATAGCCGTTCTACCATATTGAAACTAAAGGAGCATATACGAAACCATTTCGGTGATATCAACAAAATGGTAGAAATAAAAAAAGCCACCGAAATGACCTTACTGGCAAGCTTTTCTGCCTCTGGAAATAACCCGAACAGTATCACCTGTTACTGTCGTAATGTAAGCATGATCTGTACGCTTAATATCAAATGAAGGGATAGCATCTTTCTTTGTGTGTTCAACCCGCGCCACGATATCTTTATTTTCTGATTCTGGGTAAAACTCTAGGCGGTACATTTCTCCTAAGCAGTGGACTTCTTCCACTTTACGACCTTCACGTTCAGTAATTAATTTAAGTGCGTACATAATTTCGTTCCTTATTTTAGATAATAAAAAAGACCGCCTAGGCGATCTTTAATTAACTCACACACTTTTATTTATGATCTATGGCATGCCTGACAGCACCAATAACAACCATCCGCAGTTTTATAACCTTTAGCCTTTGCTTGAGCAACAGCCTGTGTGCAATTAGAAAATAATCCTAAATACTCTCTATTTAATATAGTAGGTAAATGACTACAACCTTCTTTATGCACTTCATAATCTCCATGGTTGTCAGTGGATGTGTGAACATAATAACGATACATAAATACCTCCTGTTTTTGTGTACACAAAGAGATAATATGTTAATTAGTTAAATTATACTTACTATTAGATCACATACTACTGAGCCATTCGAGTTCATAGTGGTTTTATTGTGGTTTTTTCATGCATTCAGAGCAAAGAACCACCATACCAGAAGTGACTCTTTTTGCTTCTTGGATAGCATTATATTCTCCAAAATAGTATCCAAGATAAAATCGTCTCTCGGTTAAAAGAACTTTTTTACAAGCGTCTTTATGTAATGTGAACCCTATACCATTTATTGCGTTTGTTAAATAGTAGTCCATCGCTCATTCCATGTTTAGTTTCATTATTATGTTTTTTAAAATTAGCAAAAGAATTATAACGATACAACCGATAACACCATTAATACTTACTTACCCACAAAGATAAGTATTACACAAATAACAAAAACCTCGCCAAACGAGGTTTTGAAAAAACTATCAATAATCTCACGATATATAGAGTCTTATGAGTAATAACGTTTTCAGTCTGTGGGATTAATATTTCCAGACTTCTTGAGCAATCTCTTTTACTAATGCAATTTTATCCCATTGTTGCTCTTCAGTTAATGCATTCCCTTCTTCAGTTGATGCAAATCCACATTGAGTACTTAAACATAGTCGATCTAATGGTACGAACTTACTAGCTTCATAGATTCGCTCTATTACTTTTTGTTTACTCTCTAACTCTCCAGTTTTTGAAGAAATTAATCCCAGAACAACTTTTTTATTGCCTGAAACATAAGATAACGGGGAGAAATCACCAGCTCTATCTGTATCAAACTCTAAATAATATGCTGATACATTTTCTCTTCCAAAAAGGATCTCAGCAATCGGTCCATAGCCACCACTAGCTGCCCATGTAGAGCGATAATTACCTCGGCAAACATGCGTTGTTAACACTAAATCTGATGGTGCGTTTTTAATAGCTTCATTATTCAAATAAACAAGCGTTTCCGCTAATGAGTTTATATCATTGCTTATTACAGTATGATCTGAATGGCATGAGCAACTATTTACACTTTCGCTCTCAGCAATACCTGAGTTGTGATATCGAGAATCAACCATCATGCCCCAAGTACAATCATCTAATTGCAAATTACGACACCCTACAAGATATAACTCTTTTATGAACTCTTGATAAGCACCAATAATATCGTTAATTAACTCATCTTTTGAAGAATAAATTACATTAGTGCTATCTAAATTCTCTGGCCGATAAAGCTCTTTGAAAAATTGAGCTGGTGCTGGGATCGTTAAACGAGGAACAATATTATCTTCAGCAAATTTCAACAAAAATGAAAAATGTTCAATAAAAGGGTGGTTATTTCCAGAGATTTTCCCTGTTAATCGAGCCGTCTCTGGACGAGTTTCAATACCATCGAATGAATATCCTTTAGATAAAAAGGCTTTTTCAACGCCGTTTAATCCCCACATAAAGTCTAAATGCCACCAGCTACGACGAAACTCACCATCGGTAATAACATGTAATCCGGCTTTTTTCTGCTTTTCTACTAACTCAATGATTGCTTTATCTTCTATTTTTTTTAATTCATGGCTAGAAATAGTGCCATTAGCATAATCGCTACGCGCTTTATGTAGATATTCAGGTCGAAGGTAACTACCAACGACATCAGCTTTAAATGGAGGGATGTTAGTGCTCATTCAATATATCCTATATTTTCTTATTAAGAATTTTGCTACCAAACATAGCATTAATAAAAAAAATGGATATTGAAACTATTTCATATTTAATATGAAGCTATTTCATTTTAAAAATTAAAAGCGCAGACAAAGAGAATAACCAATAAAAACACAAAACCTCACTTTAAATGAGGTTCATAAGCTAGTTGACCTTGATGTCAGTCTTATCACAATATCATCATTTTTACGTACGTAAAGTTTTTATATGATTTTTTCTACATATCGATCCATCTCTAATGGAACATCTAGCATCATTAACATACCTTCTATTATTCCTTCTGCTTTTTGTAATTTTTTACCTATATGTCCATCAGAACAGTTGTGCTTGTTAGCTAGTTGCATAAATGTCATTCCGAATAAATAGTAATCAAGCAATAGATCATGCATATCACTATTCTTTTTATTTAATTGCGCCATGCAACTAGAAATAATTATTGCATCGTCTTCACAGCATTGAGGACGAGCTTTAACCTTGCTTGGTATTAATCCACTAAATCCCGCAGCAATCGAGTACCATTGAACCGACTCTGTATTATCTGCCGACCATGCACCCCATCTTTCTAATACCTGTTGTATATCACGCATTACGCCACTTCCTTATGTTGTCTTGAAAATACTAACTCTCTTACCTCACAAGCTTCTATTAGCATGTCATTAAAATCACCATTATCAGGCCATCTCACACTGACCGTTTCTACATCATTATTAGAAAGTAGGTTTTTATGTGCGCACTCCATAGCTGCAGCATGACCTGCCGCATTCCAATCCATATCTGTAAAGATAACAAGGTGGATAACACCTTTTGGTGCTTTGAACTTTTTCATGAAGTTAGTATTGATGACCGACCAAGTATTTACACCATAGAGTTGCTTACAGGAAAGTGCCGTCTCGATACCTTCAGCTATGCCAAGTGTGGTATCGACAGGAAACATTCTTATCGCGACAGATTCTGCATACTCTAAATAGTTATCTTCCTGCACCGCGGTCATTTTCTTCACAACATCAAGAGGGGCTTTTTTGTCTCCTTGTAAATATGTTCTATGTAAATAACAAAGTTGCCCTTTAGCATCAGTAGCTAGTGACCAAATAGCTTGAAATTTGTCAAAACTATTACGAACAGGTTGATGATCACAATAACGGACATTATCTGCTGGTAATTCAAAAACTCCTCGATTCTGCAAATACTGCATGGCGGGTGTGTTTTTCAGTATGGGTAGTTTGGAATAACAGCCAGTGATGCGTTGGAATAAATTATTCTTATTTATTTTAGTTGGCAAAATAGCTTCTTTTTCTCGCTGATTACCAATCAATACATCAATTTCATCTGCTAATGTTTTAAAGTCTTTACCTTGTGTTCTTTCCAGTAATTGAAAGCCATTACCCGAACCACATGTACAAATGTAAGTTCCTCGCCCGTCTTTATCATCAATACGGAATTTTCCTTTCTGTCCGCAGATAGGGCATTTCCCTTTAAAGTGCTTACGCCCCGTTATAGGAGGTAACCCATAATGTGCAAATATTTTTGCCCATTGCCCTTTTACGGCATCAATCGTATTCACAGTAAACCTCCTTGTTGTGGCTGGTGGCTAATTTGAGTACGTAAATTTTGAATATTGGCTTGTGCCTTCTTGCGAGATTTAGCAAAGGCAATTTGTTTGTACTTAATAAAGTTACTCACTTCAGGCGTGATTTCTTGTGGTGTGTTATGAAAGCCTCGTGGCCATACCCCAAATTTATCTTTAAAGGTATTAGCAACCCAACCATCACTTATCGGTTTACCCTGTGTCGCTCGTTGGTTCTGGTAGTATTTCAATTGAGACCACCAGCTTTGCTTATCTTCACGGGTATAAGTGCGCTCTTTTTTATTCAACTTTTTGATGTTTCGGCTAGTATCAACATCAATATCTTCACCGACTAAAGGTTTGAATCCGCATTTAGGGCAAACATAAACACCTGCTGGCTTCATGTAGTGACAAGAGGGGCATTCTTTCGGTTTCTTCTCTCGTTTTTCTTGCTCTCGGCTAGACGAAGGTTCACTCATGCCGTCATTTTTGGTAGGTAGTTCGTCATACTCAATGTCATCGGGATAGCCTAAACGGTGAACAGAACCGGAGTGATCGAAAATAAGGCAAGTTTCTTTCCCTGGTGCAGTACGCAATCCTCTTCCAATCGCCTGACACCAACGAATCTCTGATTTAGTTGGGCGAGCGTAAATAATGCAACGGACATCACTATCAAAGCCGGCAATCAATGTTCCCACACTTACAAGCACCTTAGTCGCACCTTGCTCAAACCGATGAATAATGATTTGACGCTCATCATGTGGCGTATCTGCGGTGATTACCTCCGCATTCACACCCGCACGATTAAATTCGACGGTGACAAAATTGGCATGACTGACTGTGACGCAAAAGCAAATCGTAGGGAGGTTTCGACCATTCACCAACCAGTTATCAACAATATCCCCCACCAAATCAGCGCCACTCATAATTTCAGCAATTTCAGCTTCTTTGTAATCACTACCGAACTCTGCGTTGCTGGACGATTTTACTTTTGATAAATCGGGTTTAGTCGGCGCATAGAACTCGTATGAACTTAAATCACCACGCTTGATCAGCTCTTTCATCGTGGTGGGCTTAATCAATGTCTCGTAGTAATGACCAAGAAATGGCGCAAAAGGCGTACCGGACAAACCAATTACCTTGAATTCACTTTCACTGATCACTTCTAATATTTTCTTACGGCGTAAATGCGCCTCATCGATAATGAGTAAATCAATGTTGTCTGGAAAATCTCTACGAATAATCGTATCTGCTGACGCTATCTGAATAAAACGAGTCGGATCGTAATTAGGATGATCACGCCATACATAGCTAATCTCTTCGGCTGGCAAGCCATACTCAATAAAACGACTGGCTGTTTGATCAATCAAAATTGTGTAAGGAACAAGAAACATCACTCTCATTCCACGCTGAACATGTCCATCAGTAATAAACGCAGCTAATGCCGTTTTCCCGCTTCCTGTTGGGCTATAAATCATGAATGTTCTATTTTGCTTCCATGCCTGACGTAACATCGTCAATCCGCGTTCCTGTGCAAAATTTGGTGTGATTGTTAACATGGCATCACCTCTGCTTTGCTTTTTACTCTGCGAAAGGTATAACCTCGATGACTTTTCATTCGTCCAGTTACACATCCGTAAACTGCCGAATGATCAAAACCAAATTCAATCAGTGATTTTTTGCCTTTAAAGCTTAATGTTTTAAGTGTTTTTTTATTTGTAGCGATTATGGTGCCTTTGAATTGCTCATTATCAGCACCTCTAACTACCTTCATCAGACCAGTTTTTATCGCGTGTTGAATATTTTCTAAGGGAGTAACCCACTCTAAATTATTAGCGTTGTTATCTGTTTTCACTCCATTTTTATGATTCACATAAGGTGCTTCATTTGGATTTTTAATGAATGTAAGCGCTATTAGACGATGTACAGCAAATTGCTTTGCAATCCCTTTAAAATGGAAATTTACAGTTAAATACCCATCCTTTCGCATTCTAGTTTTTAACAGCTTACCTTTTATTTTTCTTACCTTAATAACGCCTGATGTACAGCGATCTACACTACGAACCCGCCCGAAATTACTTACTTCATAACTCTGACTAAAATCAGGAATAGCGACAGGTAACCATTTCTCCAATGATAAATTCATGTCATAATGCTTTCCGGTGATTTGATTATTCATCATTTCCCTCCAAAGAAGCCGAGTCTGCATTCCCGTCGAAAGTTGTGCTACTCGGCTTTTTGCTGTCTCCAACTGGCTCAAATGTTGCGGGTAAGGTAAAAGATCCTTTCTTGTGTGAAGCCCCTGCATTCAATCTAAAGCGAACACCTTTAGTTACAGTGCTATTCTCAGCCATAAACAAGGCATTCTTTTTCCCATCGGCATAACCACCCCAAAAGCCTTCTGGATTAATTTCATAAACTTGCTTAACTCGGCAACGCAAATGCCCCGCCTCTTTTAGCGCAGTGATTGAACGATACACAGCACTACGAGAAAGCCCTGTATCAGCAATGATTGATTTAATATCTGTCATTGCTGCGCCTGAACTGCGATCCATAATTTTGATTAAATGGATATAGAGTCGTATCGCGCTAACATTTCCTTCTTCAGCAAGTTTTGAGATTAAATCTAAGCCTGAATCGTATGCCTGAATGAAGCTCAATCCCTTGCCTTTAGGAAGCTTTAATGATTCAATACGTTTACCAACCTCAGATTTACCCATTCTTAAAACTCCTTGTAACTTCTTGTTTTTAATAACATTCCCAGCTATGACACTAAACGTCCCGTGTGGTGGGATTTTTGGGGTACTTAAGTTATTGATTTTATTCATTTTTTAAAGTCTCCCTTTTATTATCTATATGTCTATGTACTCGTAGACTCGATCTTGTGTTGACCTTGACCTTTGTTTTTGTTGTTTAACTCATTGCAAACATTGAGATTTTTCCACAGCCAATGGACAGAGCCATAAAAACATTGGTTAAATTTAAGCCTCTCCCTTGGCATTGCTTACTAAATCGATAACGGCTTTGCTGTATACCCTTGCATTGGTCTCTGATAATGCTCGACAAACTTTCTCAGTCTCACATTGGCTTCATGACGAGCTTTGTTAGCCTTACGGTAGGGAACTTGTTCACGTTCCCATTCCGCTTGATATACTTCCGAATATTTAATTAATGCCTTCTGCCGATTAGTTGCTTTTAACTTCATCAGTTGTTCCTGAATCCATTTGGCATCATCAGGGAAGTAGTGATCAGGCATCGGCATGTTGATTTGGTGCATGAGAGTTTCCTTGATTCTTCATGGCATTAGACTCATAACCATATTTAGAGGGGAACAAATCATCCAGGGAGCAATTACTACCTAACTCATTAAAAGCAGCTACGATTGAACGACAGTCACAAAGGCTTGGAGTCCTGATACCTAGTTCATAATTGGATATTCTTGACTGTCCCCAGCCTAAATGTGAGGCAAGTTTTGCTTGTGATATTCCAAGCTTTTTACGTTGCGTTGAAATTTTATTCATATTTTCCATCCATTATTTTTATATACATTAAACACAAAATGTGTTTATTATGCAATCACATTTTGTTTGATTACTTTATTCACGTTTTGTGTTAAATAATGGCTATGAAAAAGATTAATGAAATTATCGGGGAGAGATTGAAATCTATCCGCGAATCTAAAGGTTTTAGTCAGGCTCAGTTGGCAAAACTGTGTGGATATTCGTCTGCGTCACGAATAGGAAATTATGAGCTTGGTGAGAGAAAAATTAGTGCTGACGATGCATTAAGAATTAGTGAGATCCTAGAAGTATCCCCTGCAGAGTTGATGTTTGGCTCACAAAGCGAACAAGTTATAAGTAATTATCAATACCCTCTCTTCACTAAGGTACAGGCTGGAGCTTTCTCAACAGAATTTAACTCATACACTCAGAAAGATGCTGTGTCGTGGATACCGACAGCTAAGAAGGCCAGTGAGCGTTCTTTCTGGTTAGAAGTTGAAGGTCAATCAATGACAGCACCACCAGGAGGTAAGCCAAGTTTTCCTGAAGGAATGCTAATTCTGGTTGATCCTGAGGAAGAAGTAGAGTTCGGAGATTTCTGTGTCGCTCGTTTGCTAAATGATGAATTCACATTCAAACGATTGATTAGAGATGGTGGGGTTGAGTACCTAGAGCCATTAAACCCACGCTATGACCTGATCCCTATTAACGGGAACTGCACAATCATAGGTAAGGTAATCAAGTCACAATGGCCTGACGACACGTTTTAGGAGGAAATATGGCGTTTAACAATATTGAGATAGCAAATATTAGACGGTGTATGGAATTTTTCATGGAAAAACGCCGCCCAGCAGAGCACCTAAGGGATGAATTAGATTTACAGTATCGTATCGAGGACGACTCAGTAATTATCTTTGAAATTAGGCAACTAATATGGAGTGATGGCAGAGTAGAAGAACCTATAGCAAAAATCACACATAATAAATATTCGAATTCATGGTCTCTGCTTTGGATGGATAAAAATAGTAACTGGCACAACTGCGATGAAAAAATGTTAGGTAGTTTCTCTGACGCTATTAAGCTCGTCGAAGATGATGTACAAGGCTGCTTCTTTGGGTGACGACACGTTTTAGGGTGAGCCCCATTAAAATAAATAAGGATATCAATTGGATAACAATAAACTAGCAGTAATCAATCCCCAAGGGGAATTAGAATTATTTCCAGTGAAAGAAGTTGAGTTCGATGGTATCCAGATGGGAATAATGAATGATGGCACTCCGTATTTAACATTGAGAGGGCTTTCTAGATTATGTGGAGTAGATCATAGAGCTCTTGGTAGGTTAACAACCAACTGGCTTGAAGAAAGAACGAAACCGAGAGGAAAGAAAATTGACTCAATCCTTAGAGGAAAAGGGTTAACGCTCTCCAGCCTATATACTGTTCTTAATAATAATACCGGTGAAGTATATGCATACTCCGATCGCGTATGCATGGCCATATTGGAGTATTACGCCCTTGATGCAGATTCATCTGCATTTGATAATTCTGTAGCTAAGAAAAGATATAGAGACTTAGCCGAATATAGCTTAAGACGCTTTATTTTCCTCAATCTTGGTATTGACCCAGAAAACCCATTACGTAGTGCATGGAAGTGCTTTCAAGAGAGATTGCAGCTAAATGCAAATATACCATTCGGGTATTTTTCTATTTTTAGCGAAATGGCAGATCTAACACTGCGGATGATCAATACAGGGTTCAACCTTGGGCCAGCCTCAATACCTGATATAAGCATTGGAATAACCTGGGGAAAACACTGGGTAAAAAATGACTTATGCAGTAAATACGGAGAAAGGACAAAGCACCCGCACCATTATCCTGATTGGTTCCCTCAACACAAAGCAGGAGCTATAGAAGCGTGGATATATCCAGATGACGCATTAGGTGAGTTTAGGCGCTGGTTACAGAAAATATATTTACCACAAAAATTCCCTGCATACATAGAAAGCAAAATAAAAGATGGAGCAATACCGAAGGTGAATGCAGGAAATTTACTGACGCAAGTAAAAAAACCAGAGCTGCCAAACAAACACTAACCTCCCAGCCCTCCTCGCGAGGGCTTTTTTATGCTAAAAATATATTATTCACAATAGCCATTCGCATCTGTAAGGACAGAATAATGAAAAAATTAACAGTTTTGGCAGCTACCATTATACTCGCTGGGTGCTCTACTACGGGAAATAAACAGGTAGGAATGGCAAACCCTGCCTCTGTGTACTGCGGTGAAATAAGCGGAAAGCTGGAAATAGTTAACACAGATAAAGGTCAAGTAGGATACTGTACATTACCTTCTGGTGAAAGAATTGAAGAGTGGACTTTGTATCGAAGAGATCATAAGTAATACCCTATAGCCCCTAACGGGGCTTTTTTGTACTCTCCCCTCCAAAGAAGTGATCTGCATTCCAATCTGAGATTTATTTGAAAATAAATTATCTGAAAATACAATAAATTAAATTAAAAACCGCAATAAAAACACAAAATGTGATTGCAATAAAAACACAAATATGTGTTAATAAAAACACAAAACGTGATTAAAGGATTTAAATATGTCCATTTTACATTCTACTGCAATCCCTAATTTACCGAAACCTGACATGCATACAGGCGTAATGTTACCTATGTTCTTGTTTCGTTTTTGGACTAAAACAGAGCATCCAGAGAAAAAGGAAGTTATGGCCACCAGCGCAGAACAAGCTAAAGAATTACTCGGTGGTAACGTTGTTTTCTCTGCACAATTTCCTTGCGAGGCTTAATTATGGCTCACGAACTCAACTTAGAATCTGTTGCAAAAAAAAGCTCTCAATTAAATGCACTGTTATTTCAACTAAATAATCTTCGAATTCCTGAAAGCCCTGATGTTGAAACTTTAATAGAACTAGCGCATGAATTATCTGGTGATGTTGTTAACTGGATTCTTGAAGAAAATGCACAGAGAGATAGCAATCATGGCAAAAGAAATTAAGTCTGATTTAGGTAAGTACGAAGATACATTATACAGAGTCAAATCATTTCTAGAAACGGCGCAATTTCTCTCTCGTAATGAGGAAGAACGAGCAATTCAACTTAGCTTATTATCTCAAGCAGAAGATGAAATTAGAGAGGCCCTAGGTTATGAATAACACTGAACTAAAGCAATCCGCTTGTGATGAATTACTTTATGCAACTTCTATTTTAAATCTCATTATCAATGATAACGTAACACCTAGCGATAATATGTTTAATGCGATTGAATCAGCAGTAGCCAATATAGAAAGAGCTAAAGAAAGTGTATCGAATATTAATACTGATAAATCACCAAAGCCTATCGGTGAAATTAAAATCAGTGATAACGATACAATTGAAACGGCTGTCGGGTGCATTTTAAATACATTAGAAACTGCAATTAATTTAAAAGTCTCTGAAGAAAGCGGTCACATTAAAAATTACGATATTCAAATTACAAATTTAATCCAGTCAGCCAAATTAAATTTAGAAACCATTTATGAAAAAGTAAGTTTCACGGAGGCGTAATGAATATCGATGAATTAATTGTTCTTCCTGATTTAAACAAATTATCGGAAAAAGAACTAGGCAACTTAAGAGGTAATTTAGAATTAGCTATTGACTCACTCATTACAGAAATGAAGGTATTCGGCGATTTTATGTTTTGGGCTGATGCTAATGAAAATTATCCCAATGGTAAAGATCATCTTGGTGATGTGGGATTATTTTTAAGCCAAGTGTCATTATTGATATCAATATTAAATGACAAACTTGGTGGAATTGAATACGAAATATCAAATCGAAAAATAAAAGGAACAAGAAAATGAGCAGACAACACGAAGCTATTGAGAAAGCAACTGACAATCAAATTACTATTGCTATGCGCCCTGTTTATATTATTTCAGGTGCTAATCGTGCTTACTTAAGTGAGCGTTCAGCATTAAATAAGCTAGCAAATATCCTCACCGAGCGTGAACTTCATAAGGAAGGCATTGAGACTAACTATGAAGGTGAACAATGCGAACTTGAAAATGGCACAATCGCTTTTAAGCGTGGCGAACCTACCGAACACTTTATGGATCGCAAGGAAGCTAAACTAACCGAACTCCAAGAGCGATTAAAGCAAGAGCGTAATATTGAACGATTACAAAAAGAATATGCTAAAGCTGTCGCTAAATATGATGATGCAGAAAAAGAAGCTGATAGACTATATTACGAATTAAATAATGCTTTAACCAATAAATAAATCATCCACTAAATAAAAATTAATTATAGCGTTCATGCTAGGGATTGCTGCGCTCTAAATCAGGAGTAAGCAACATGGATAAAGTTAATTTACTTGAAGTAAGAAGAAAGCGTTTTATCAACTCAGTGCTTATTTATATTAAACAAAATGGAAAGAAAGCTGAGTTTAAATCAAAGTTAAATAATAAAACTGTTATTACAGAAATTAGCTTTGAAAATTTAAATAATTTCTTCCGTGATGTCTATGAAGAAAAAGATTGCCGTCAACGTTGTAAGTGGAGTGATAAAGATATCTACAATACTTATGAATGGTTATATAACTTAAATGGCTCGATTTCTGATATGGGTAAATTCATGATTGATTATATTGTTGAGTATTTACCTCCTTACTTAAATGGAGAGGAATATAAATATCATGACGTATTCTGAATTCATGAAAAAAGGTAAGCAATTAGAGGGGAAAGGATTTTATAGATGCGCACTAGAGCAATATAACCAAGCTTTTATTATCGCAGATCCACCAGCTAAAGGCGCAATGAGTTATCAACAAAAAATAAGTAATCAATCATCTAAGCGTTGTTTAGATAAAGCCAAAATTAAAATACCGGGTGGCATGTTATGAATAGTAAAAAAATGACAACAAATGAAATCATCGAATATTTAAAAGAAAAAGGTTTCCCTGCTTCCTTATTAGATAAAGAAGCTATTAAGTCAAATCGTAAATTAACACCAGAAGAACAAGAGATATTTGTTAAGCACATTGTTGATAATTTAAGAACGATTGTAGCAAATAAATATTTAATCTCCTGTGTAACGCGATTCGGTCCTGGTCTTAATGAGCAGTTTTCATTTAGACACAAAAATATTGTTGTCGATTTGGATTTAAAAATTATCGAGAAGCTACTCATTGTAAAAGTTGAGTCAGTCATTCTCGATCAGTCAGGCGATGGCGTATTCGCCCTGTTCCGTTTTTACGAAGGTAACAAAGCAAAAGGCGAAGAAGGTGATAAATGGATGCAAGACATGCTTGATCAACTACTCATCAATAGCGCCACTTTGCTTATCTCACAAGGTAAAAGTCAATTAATACACTAAGGATAGTCAATATGAATAATTTAATTAGCACCAATGCGTCAATGACCTCTAAAGAGATCGCCGAATTAGTTGGTAGCCGTGAAGATAGTGTTAAAAGAACTATCGAACGGTTGGCAGAGAAAAATGTTATATCCGAACCACCAACGGTGGATGGGATTAAAGCAGCAAACGGAACCACTCCACTACATTATGTTTTCACAGGTGAAAAAGGTAAACGAGACAGTATCATTGTCGTTGCGCAACTGTCCCCAGAGTTTACAGCTCGGTTAGTTGATCGCTGGAAAGAACTTGAAGATGAACGAGTCAAACCAAAATCACAAGCAGAAATTATTGCTGCTATGGCGCTGGCTAACTTAGAAAGCGAACACCGTATATCTCATGTAGAGCAAAAAGTTGAACAAGTGAATGAAGTCGTTGAGCAAATAAAACAAGGAACGATCCCTGTAGGTTGGATTGGGTACTCTCTGGCGAGAACTAAATCAGGTATGACGGTGGATAAATGCAAAACACTCACCAAACAGTTCAATGTTCGCAAAAATAAAATAACTATTCTTACGCCCGAAGGTATGCCTAGGCCTATGGCCATTATTCATGAAGCTGATTTTATATCTGCATTCAAGGCAATGATGAGTGAAGCCGAAAAACGTGGCACTCGCTGGCATCATCCTAAAATGGGATTGTTTCAGGCAATTGGCTGGGAGGGTAAATAATGGCTTATTTTACTGATACTAGTAATGGCGTTATTTCTGATGATGGTGCTTTAATATCTTACTCTGAAGCTGTAACAGCCCTTGAATCAGGTCAATACGATAAAGAGTTATTGAAAGGTTTATATTTAGCCGCTGCAGTCATGGGTAAGTTAGCTGATGAACCTGAAACATTAACACCTGAACAGAGAATTTCTGTCTGGCGCTGGGTGGTAGCAACTTGCTTTATTCGTGAACTACAAGAAAAGAATGGCACCACTGAAATTCGTAATGAAGAAGGCGGTGTTGATCTTGCCACTATTTACAGTAACGGAGAAAACGCTTTAACCATTTACCCAGCTTCTTTGCGCCTTTGTCTTGCAAGCCATTTTGAAAGCATTCTTATCGAAGAGTTAGGGGGTATCTATAAAGATTATTGTCCTGACTTCATCATAAAAGCCTATATCGGCTTTCTGGACATCTCCCTTGAACATGGTCCTCGCCTATCAGAAAAAGGACGTGAAGGGCTCTGTATTCTTCATGATGATTATATTCGCGAGTTAGAAGCTAATAACGGATTTCTAGCTATGCCAACTATGCACTAAGGACGGTAAAAAATGACAACTAAATTACCTTACATCGAGACAAGCCAATTAAGAGCTGCACTTACATTATTAAAAATGAGTGATGATGTTCGTCTTGTTACTAACTGTGTACATATCAACGCTGAACATATCGAAGTGTCTAATGGGCATGTAGTATTACGCATGAAACACAACTCTGAATTCAGTGATGATATTGTTATTCAATTTGATGAAGCAATTCCTAGCGATGCTGAATATACACATATTAAATCATATGACGATGGTTCTTATGTCGCTATTCATTATAAGCAAGAGAAGGATGAAAATTTCTATCCCTACTATAAAACAAAACTCACTTTAATCAAAGATAAGTACCCATCATTTAACCGCCTTTTTGAGCAAGAATTTATTAAAGGTGAAGCCCCCTTAATACAGTCCATGTACTTAGCTTTGCCTTATTTATTATTTGGTCGTGTTATTACAGGAATACTAAAAACAAAAAATAACAAGAATGTGCTTTTTAATTTTTCATCTATGACAAAAGAAGCATTTGGAGATCCTAAATTACTTGTACTACCAGTAGCCGATAATGCTTTTGATATCACTGATAAAGTTTACAGCTTAATTAAGGATGATGATTAATGACAACTTTAGATTTCAATCTCGTTAGTGTCATCAAAAATGCAGGGACTGATCCGAGTGATATAACAGATGCTGTTTGGAAGGCTGGTTATCGTAAAACAGATTTTACCACTGAACAGATCATTGATATTACGGTGAGCATGACCGGTGATTCTATTTATTTAAAATTACCTCATGACAATTTGCCTAAGACATTGGATGACATTAGCAAATATCATTTAAACGATATCATTTTTGATGCTCATTGGGATAACCCACCAGCAGTTATTGCACAAGCTATTATGGAGAACGTGTATAGGAAGGGAGGCGAGGATGATTAAATTAAATACAGCTTTTCTACTCATGGCTGAATTCGGAACATCACAAATACCATTATCAGAGATAGCGCCAAAATATCTAAAAATGAGTTTAACCACAGCTGAAAGAAAAGCTAATGCAGGTGAATTACCGATACCAACATATCGCTTAAATGATAGTCAAAAATCACCTAGGATGATCCATGTAAATGACTTAGCATCTTATATAGACCAGCAAAGAGACGAGGCTGTAATTGAATTTAATCGCTCAAAATAA